ATTTGTTTATTTTGAATAAAAAAAACAGATGAAAAATTTATAATGAAATATTTAATATATATGAGGAACTTTAATGGCTAAATTACATAGTGCGTTAACCAACGCCGAATTACACGATCCTAAAGGGATTACTGCTGAATCAACTGCTTCGATGTTGGCACTTAATCAAACTTCGAATACGATTACTGCCAGTGCAGATTTTGTACCATCAACAACACATACTTATGATTTAGGTAGTACTTCTCACGTTTGGCAAGAGATATATGTTGCAACATCTTCTATTAATTTTGTAGATCCAGCAGGTACAATTATACAACAAATTAAAGCTACAGATAGTGGAATAACATTTACGAGTGGTTCTGGAGCAGTTGCTAATATTAGTGGTTCAATTATATCAGGTTCAGCACTACATATACAAGGTAATGCTAAAGTAACAGGTGACTTAACACTTGGAGGACAAATAACTCTTGGAGATGCAGATTCTGATGATGTAGTTTTTGAAGCTGAAGTTTCGTCCTCATTAATCCCAAATAATGATAACGCATTTGATTTAGGTTCAAGTGGTAAACAATGGAAAGACATTTATGTAAATGGAGTAGGTTATATTGATTCATTAGGAACGGATGGGGATCCAGTTACTGCTTATATTAACGCAGGTGAAATTGATGGTGTTACATTGGGTGCAGAATCAGCAGTTGGTAATATAACATCTAATGGAACGATTACAGGTTCCGCAGTTTATGGAACTACATTAGGTCAAAATAGGGTTGATGGTGTTAAAACTATAACAATAGAAGCCAATTCAACTGTAAATCAAGATTTAACTACAGACGCAGCAGTAACATTCGCTACAGTTGACACTGGTCAAGGTGCGAATGAATTGTATGACATGGATCAAAATGTTAAGACCGATTCAGCAGTAACATTTGCAGGAGTAACTTCTACGAGTGATATTGTTTTAACTGGACAAGCTACTGATATTGACTTAATTGATAATACTACATCTGCATTAACATTTGATGCAGGAGCTGGTGGAACTTCGGTATTATCTGTTCACACTAATAATTCAGCCGAAGCGGTTGAGGTTCAAGGTGTATTGAAAACATCAGGTATATTAAGTGGTAGTTCAGATGCATTCTTTGGTCAATATGGTGTGAATTATGTAAGTGCATCGGCTGGTAGTTTACAAGCGACAAATTATATAAGTGGTTCTGAAGTAAAAGCACCTACAGGAACATTCGGTACTGCAACTATATCTGCTGGTACAATCACAGGAATTACAGATATAACTGTAGCAGATGGTGGTACAGGAGCAAGTTCATTAACTGATGGTGGTGTATTATTAGGTAGTGGTACTGATGCTATAACAGCAATGGGAGTTCTTTCAGATGGAGAGATGATTGTTGGAGATGGTTCAACCGACCCAGTAGCAGAAAGTGGAGCAACACTTAGAACATCTATTGGTGTTGGTACAGGAGATAATGTTACATTTACTAATATAACAGGAGCAACAATTAGTGGTTCTGCAGTTTATGGAACTACTATAGGTCAAAATACTGGTGGCGGTCTTAAAACTATTAGTATTGAAGCAAATTCAGTAGTTAATCAAGACCTTAGTTCAGATGCAGCACCAACTTTTGCTGGATTAACTTCTACTGGAGATATAACTATAACTGGCCAGGCTACGGATGTAGATTTGATTGATAATAATGCTTCAGCATTGTCATTTGACGCAAGTGGTAAAGCTGGTATATTAGAAGTTGTTACTACAGATGGTTCTGAAAAAGTAAAGATGAGTGGTGGATTAGAAGTTACATCACAGGCAACAGCAGCAGGTGGTATTACTGGTTCAACTGGACACTTTACAGAAATAAAACATAATACTGGTACAGGATTACATCAACTTACTTTAAATGAAGATTTAACAGTTAGTGATGGACAAAATGTAGTATTAGCGGCAGCTGGACAAGCAAATACATTTACAATGAATGAGTCTCTTACAGTCGGTGATGGAAATAGTGGAACAATAACATATAGTGCAGCATCAAAAACTTTAACTGTAGAAGATAGTGCTACTGTAGACCAAGATTTAACAAAAGATGCGAATCCACAATTTAATAATTTAACACTTGCAGGTAGTTTAACAGCACAAGAATTGATAGTAAGTTCATCGGTTACTAATGTAACTCAAAGTTATTCAAGTGGTTCAACCATCTTTGGTGATACCAATGATGATACTCACGTATTCTCTGGAAGTTTATCTATTATGGGTAATACAGAGGTATCGGGTAATATCACTGCTCATACAGATAGTGTATTTGCAATAGGTGCATCTGGAACACAATTTACAAATGTATTTACTGATAATGTAACCTTAGATGGACAAGGTAGAATAGATTTAGATGATGATTTAGATACATCAATTCGAGCATCTGCCGATGATATTATTACATTTGAAGCGGCTGGTGCAGACCAAGTAGCATTTACAGATGGAACTATTGAACCAACTACAAATGATGATATAGCACTTGGTACTACTTCAAAAATGTTTAGTGATTTATTTTTAGGTAGTGAGGGTGTAATTAATTGGAATAATGGTAATATGTCCTTATCACATGCAGCTGGAAAAGTTAATTTAGTTGGTGGTGATTTAGTTATAGGATATGCAGCTGGTGGAAATTTAAGAGTAACAGGTGATATTAGTGGTAGTGGTGATTTATTTATAGGAGATGTAGGTGGAAACTCTATAAGTTCTTCCGATAGTGGTGGTGAAGTTATATTTAGAAATACTTCAGGTACAACTCATATATCAGGTTCACAATTAAGTTCTTCTAAAGCAGTACATACATCTATTAGTGGTGTTACAAGTCTTACAGCAGATGGAAACTTAGATATTGGTTCTCACGATTTACGAGCAGCAACATTAACAGCTGATGGATTAACTGCAACACGAGTAGTTTTTGCAGGAACTGATGGTGTATTATCCCATGATTCAGATATGACTTTTGCTACGGATACTTTAACTGTTACTAAAATTGGAGCATTTGAAGCAGCTGGAGCGATAAATTTTGGTAGTCAAAATATGACATCCGTTGATATCGATAGTGGAACTATTGATGGAGTTAGTAATGTTAATTCTACTGGAACGATTACAGGTTCAGCGGTCTATGGAACTACATTAGGACAGAATACTGGTGGTGGTGTTAAAACAATTTCTATAGAGGCAAACTCAATAATTAACCAAGACGTTTCATCTGATGCAGATGTTACTTTTGGTACAATAGCTGTAGGTGGAACAACAATTACTGGTGATTTACAAACTTCTGGATTATTGAGTGGTAGTGGAGATTTCGTAGTAGGAACACTTGGTGGAAATTCTATGAGTGCTTCATTTACTGGTGATGGTTCTGTCTTATTTAGAAATAGTTCAGGAACCACTAATATATCTGGTTCAAGTGTAAGTGCATCTATCGGTTTGTTTACTACGGCAACTATTACTGGTGGTACAATTACAGGAATTACTGATTTGACAGTAGCCGATGGTGGAACTGGAGCAAGTTCATTTACAGATGGTCACGTTTTACTTGGTAGTGGAACTGGAGCTATAACGGCTTTAGATGTTACGGCTGATGGAGCGTTTCTTGTCGGTGATGGTACAACTGATCCAGTAGCAGAAAGTGGAAATACAGCAAGAACTTCATTAGGAGTTGGAACTGGTGATTCACCAGAATTCACAGGGTTAACATTAAGTGGAGATTTAACAGTACAGGGTGGTGATATTGTATTGACAAATAACCCCACAGAGGTAGCTCTAAAAGATAACGCTACAGGAGCTATAGTATTTCAAGCAGGATCTGGTGGAAATTCAGTACTATCAGTTCATACTGTTAATTCACAAGAAGCTGTTGAGATTAAAGGTCGTTTAGATTCATCAGGTGTAATAAGTGGTAGTTCAGATGCATTCTTTGGACACTATGGTGTGAATTATGTAAGTGCTTCTGGTGGTGGTTTACAAACAACAACATATGTATCATCTTCAAGAATTGAAGTTTCAAGTGGTACAAAAGCTGCACCATCTATAAGATTTACTTCTGATGGTAATAGTGGTTTCTTCTTAGAAAGTGCAGATGATATTGGAGTTGCATTGGCAGGTGAAGAAGAATTTAGATTCGCAAATGGTGGAACATTCCACGCAGACGCTGACATTGTTGCTTATTCTTCAACCGTTGCATCTGATATGAGACTTAAAGAAAATATTACAGATACTAAATATGGTTTAGATACTGTGATGCAACTTCGTGGTGTTGAGTATGATTGGAAACGAGAAGATATGGGACACGATGTTGGTGTGTTAGCACAAGAAGTAGAAGCAGTTATTCCTGAACTTGTGAAAGAACACGAAGGATTGAATGGTAAAGGTTCATTTAAATCAGTTGATTATAATAAACTTGTACCTATTTTGATAGAATCTATTAAAGAATTAAAAATAGAGGTAGACTCATTGAAAGTTTTAACCGAAGTCGAGGAATTAAAAGATTAATTTGAAGAATTAGTATTATACTTATTAATATTAATATTAAAAGGAGTTATAAATATGCCAAAAACAAAAACAAAAACAGAAACAAAAACAGAAACAATTCAATTTGAAGAAGGTGATGTTAAACTGATTGAAGCTATGCAACAAGATTATATAAATTTACAAAATGCAATCGGCACAGTTTATTTAAGAAGACATCACGCAACTCAACAACTTGAACAAATAGAAAACAATTTGTCAGAATTGGAAGTAAGTTTCACTCAAATGAGAGAAAATGAAGTAAAATTATTAAAATCTTTAGAAGATAAGTACGGAGCAGGTACTATTGACATTTCTACTGGTACATTTACTACAGGTTCTTAATTTTTTTATAAAAACCCTGTAAGTATATGTATTTTGGGAATTTACATTGATACTTATAAGAAGTAATAGAAGTTATATTAAGAGTAATCTATAGATAAAAATTTAACAGGAGAATAACACATGGCAGAACGAATCGTTAGTCCAGGTGTATTTACAAGAGAAAAAGATGTTTCGTTTCTACCACAAGGAATTGGTGAAATTGGTGCAGCAATAATCGGGCCAACAGTTAAAGGCCCTGCATTTGTACCAACAAATATTACCAGTTACTCAGAATTTGAAAATGCTTTTGGAAAAGTAGATACACGATATTATGTACCATATACGGTAAAAGAATACCTTGAAAATGGTGCACCCTCAGTAACAATAGTAAGAGTTTTAGGTATAGGGGGATACCAAAGTGAATCAGTTTATTTGAAAGTTTCATCTTCAGGAATTGGAGTTGGTGAAGAAGTAGCAGCAGTATTAAAACCATCAAGAGGTAATTCCTCAATAGATTTAGACGGGCCAGGAAGTGCATCTGTCGCAGCGATAGGTGATAATTACAGTTGGAGTTTATTTGCACTTCAAATTGCAGGTACTACATATAGTGCTTCATTTGATACAGGTTCAGATAGCTATATAACAAAAGTTTTTGGAACTGATCCACAAAATACAAATAAAGATGTATATGTTTATAAAAACTTTGAACATTTTCAAGTTGGAAGTGGATTTTCAGGAACAAACGCATCGGCATCGGTAGCAAGTAGCAGTGGTGAAGATTTCACACATGATTACGCAGTTGCAACCTCACCGTATATTATTTCACAAGAAATTGGTGGTTCAAGAAAGAATTTGTTTAAAGTTAATACTCTTTCACATGGTACAGATATTAGTTCAGAATTTAAAATTGCGATTGCAGATTTAACTTCAAAAGATGATATTGCTGGTAGTGATTATGGTTCTTTCTCACTTAGAGTATTGAAAAATAATCCAGGTGAAAATGACGATGGTGAACTTATGGAAGAGTTCACTAATTTAAGTTTTGATGATGAATCAGTAAATTATATAGGACGACAAATTGGTGATAGATATGTAACAATAGATTCAAATGGTAAACTCACTCATCATGGTGATTGGCCAAATAAATCAGCACATATACGTCTTAGTGATTATAGTACAGAACTTGAAGGTATTAGTGGAGATGCATTACCACACGGATTTGGTAAAGTAACTAATCCATGTTTACAAACTACTTCAGTTCCAAGTGCAAGTTTTAAAACTGCACAAACTAATTCTCAAGGTACATTTGATTCAAATGTATACTTTGGTTGGGATTTTGATAATGATACTAATAGAGAATATTTAGCACCACTACCAGCATCTGCAGGTAATGGTAATAATATTGTCTTTACACTTGAAAATATGTTAGGAAGTGCAGATGCATCTACGATAGGTGCTGACACGTATGCAAATGCATCACAGGCAATTACAATGACATTATCAGCAAAAGAACAAAGAAAATTTGTTGTACCATTACAAGGTGGATTTGATGGTGATGATCCAATTGTACAAAAGTCAACTGGTAATGATATTTCAACTACAAATACACAAGGATTTAATTGTACTAATGCTGAAGCAAGTGGTACAGTAGCGTACAAACGAGCAATTAACGCAATTAGTAATCCTGATGAGTATGATATTAATATGGTGGTAACACCAGGAATTATACACGAGTATCATTCTAAAGTTACTAATCATGTAATTTCAAAAGTAGAAGATAGAGCAGATTGTTTCTATGTTATGGATGGTTCAAGATGGGGCCGTTCTGTAACAAACGCAGTTTCTGATGTTAAATCATTAGATTCAAATTACGTAGCTACTTATTACCCCTGGGTTAAGATTGAAGATCCAGTTAAGAGTAAACCCGTTTGGGTGCCACCTTCAATTGTGATACCTGGTGTTATAGCTAACACCGATGCGGTAGCACACGAATGGTTCGCACCAGCAGGTTTGAATCGTGGTGGATTAAGTTCAGTATTGGAAGCAAAAACAAGATTAACTCATAAAGAACGAGATACACTTTATGATGGTCGTGTTAATCCAATCGCATCATTCCCACAACAAGGTGTAGTGGTGTTTGGACAAAAAACATTACAGGGTAAACCATCGGCACTTGATAGAATCAATGTACGAAGATTGTTAATTAGACTTCGTAAATTTATTGCTTCATCTTCAAGATACTTAGTATTTGAACAAAACACAGCAGCAACAAGAAATCGATTCTTGGGTATTGTGAATCCATTTTTGAATTCCGTACAGGCTAATAGTGGTTTAAGTGCATTTAAAGTAGTGATGGACGATAGTAATAATACACCTGATGTTGTTGATAGAAATGAATTAAGAGGACAAATCTTTATTCAACCTACAAGAACAGCAGAGTTTATTGTATTAGACTTTATCATCCAACCTACAGGAGCAGCGTTCCCTGAATAAGTTTGACTTATAACAAACAGTAACGTATAATGAAAAGCCTCAATTTCGATTGGGGTTTTTCTTTTTAAAAAAAACTTCAATAAAACTTCAAAAAACAATATATTTGAGTATCATTTTTTTTTAATAAAGTGATATTTATATATGTAATAGTATTTGAACGGCATAACAGGAGAATGAAAATGGCCGAGATTTTAAATCAAGACGAAATCTTTTTTACACCGTTTGAACCGAAAACGAAAAATCGGTTCATTATGTATATAGAAGATATACCTTCATATTTTGTAAAGACGGCTAATCGTCCACAAATTACTTTTGATGAGGTTGAACTAAACCATATTAATGTTAAGAGATTTGTAAAAGGCAAGGGAGTATGGGAGCCTTTAGAAATAACTCTATATGACCCTATCGTTCCAAGTGGAGCACAGGCAGTAATGGAATGGGTTAGATTACATCATGAATCAGTAACAGGTCGTGATGGATATTCTGATTTCTATAAGAAAGAAATTAGATTTAATTTATTGGGTCCTGTCGGTGATAAAGTAGAGGAATGGGTATTGCATGGTGCATTTATCCAAACCGCCAATTTTAATGATTTAGATTTTGCAAATGGAACAGATGTTGTGGATATTAATCTAACACTTCGTTACGATTACGCAGTATTGTCGTTCTAAAACTATAGGAGAAAAAAAATGACTGAATGGATAGCAGGAAATTGGGAATATGTTTTAGTGGTTATTTACGCTTTAGAAAAAATCGTAAAAATGACGCCCACTAAATATGACGATATCTTATTTGATATGTTACTTAAACCAATCAAAGAGAAATTCTCACCAAGTAAGTAAACTATTCCAAAGGTTATAATATTAAATGGTTTTAAATTCAAAATAAATAATTTTTTTTAAAGGAGCTAAATATGGCTGAAAATCAATATGATTTTCCTACAGAGGTATTAGATTTACCTTCAAAGGGATTACTATATCCAAAAGATAGTCCACTCTCAAGTGGTAAAATAGAAATAAAATATATGACAGCAAAAGAAGAAGATATACTTACTTCTACTAATTTGCTGGAAAAGGGACTTGCAATAACTAAATTGTTAGAATCTATAATTGCAGACCCAAAAATTAAACTTGATGATATTTTATTAGGTGATAAAAATGCAATTATGATTGGCGCAAGAATTCTTGGATATGGTAAGGATTATGAAGTATCAGTAACCGATCCTGATACCAAGTTACAAGAAAAAACTGTAGTTGATTTGACTACTATTAAACATAAAGAAATAGATTATTCTTTAATAGAGGGTAGTGATAATAAGTTTTCATTTACTTTACCTAATTCAAAAAGAACTCTTGAATTTAGATTACTCACACATAAAGATGATGAAGTAATAACTGAAACAGAAAAGGCCTTCCAAAAAGTAGGACATTCATCCACATTTACTACACGACTTAAACAACACATTGTTTCAGTAGATGGAGATACTTCTAAAACGTCAATAAATCGATTTATTGATAAAGAATTTATTACTCTTGATACGAGAGAGTTTAGAAAATATTTAAAAAAAATAACACCAGATGTTGATTTAACATTCGATTATACAAGTCAGATTGGAGAACCCCACAAGGTAAGTATACCTATAGGGGTTACGTTTTTTTGGCCTGACCTCACAATATAAAAAAAGACTTCACGAAGATATTTTTAGTTTAGTTAATTACGGAAATGGTTTTTCTTTTTCTGAAGTATATTTTATGCCTGTTCATTTTAGAAATTATTATTTAAGACTATTAGTAGATGCTAAGCAAAAAGAAGAAAAGGCATACTCGGATGCTCGTCGCGGGGCTCGAAGAAAATAGATTTTCATGATATTTATAATTGTATAACTCTATACAAAATAGGAATTTTTTATGACGAAGAAACAACAGATACAAGAGGGATTAATCGATAAAGCTTTTAATGCACTTAAAAGAGGTGTTGAAATAAATCGAAAGAAAGTTAATAGAAAGGCTATGCGAGATCCCAAAGTTCAACGAAAATTCAAAGATATCAAAAAGTCTTTAGATAGATTAAGTGATGAACTTGATGATATTATGGGTATATAATTTCTTTTTATTATAATATAATTTCTTTTTAACTTCCATACGGAATATTAATATATGGCCGCCAAAACACCTACAATAAAATCTCAGATAGCCGACCTCAAAAAACTAAAACAACAGCAAGAGGAATATCAATCTATGCTCAAAAGTAATGTTGATATTAATAAAAAAGATTTAAAGATTATTAATGAAAAAATAGCTGCGATACAAAAGCAAAGAGATAAAGGAAAAGAAATACTTGCTGATGATATTGCAAAATTATCTCATGCCAAGAAACTCTCAGAGATTCATAGAACTTCCAGTAAAATAATAAAAGATACTGTTTCGTCACAACAATTACAAAAACAGGTAGGTGTGTGGCAATCCGAAAATGCCGGCGAAACTAAAAATATGATGGAAGAGATGTTGTTAGCACAACAAGATA